ATTATATCCTAGATCAATGGGATTATGGTCGAATGTCATTCGTCTAGGTCTTCGATGTCTTCAAGAATATCTCCAGCATCAATTGGTCCATTGACCCGATAGTATTCTTCAGAATCATCGTTGTTTTTTGATGGATGCACATTTTTCTTTCGCTGATGCTTTTGAGCTTCACGATCGAATCGATTTTGTTTTTCTTCCCGGTTCCTATTCATTATTTTTCCTTATTCATTAGTTCTTTTGTCATGATGTAATCTCGGACAATGCCCGAGCGTACAATATCCTGCCAACCGAATTCGCATGAGTAAAAGTATTTCATCTGAGAGATGATCTTCATGAAGTCAATGATACCACTCTTGTCTTTGGATTTCTCAAGGTCTGATTGGTAGTAATCACCACACATGATGAACCGGCAATCTTCACCGAGACGGGTAATGATTGAATCTAATTCGTGGAAAGTAAGATTCTGCATCTCATCCACAATCACAATGGATTTGCGGAGGGTAATACCACGAATGAATGACGTGGTAAGAAATTCCACCGTGCCTTTGGCAACAAGTTTATTCCATGCCATCTTATCTCCAAAGAGTTCTGATAAAATTGAGATGTATGGAGAGAGATAGGTTGCTTCCTTTTCCGCACGGTCGCCAGGGAGGAATCCAATATCACGTGTGGGAACAACTGAACGAACGATGATGATTTTATCGTAGGGGGATTCACCCTTCATGACTTCTTCAAGGGCAAGGTACATTGCCATAAAGGTCTTACCAGTACCAGCTGCACCAGAAAGGCAGATATGATTCTTTTTCTTATAGGCAGCAAACACTTTCTTTTGAGTCAGTGTAAGCGGTTCAATGACCTTTAGATTCTCATAGCGAATCGAAGGAATTACCAGTGCGGGTTGTTTTTGCTTTTGTTTGTTTTTCTGTTTAGCCATGAGATTATTTTGTCCGAATTGAATTTCTGCGACCAGATCCACTTTTGATTTTCTGTTGCATTTCTTTCCAGCCATTCCCAGCTCGATTGTACATATCCTTAGTTCCTGAATAATTTAATTGAACTGCGGTAATTCCACGTAGAACTGCACCAACCTTATGACAGGATGGGCATTCATCAACTGTGGGTTTATCTCGATCAGCCATGGGTACCAGTTGAGTAAACTCGTGGTGACATTCTTTACAATGATATTCGTAGTTTGGCATTTTATTTTGTAACAAACCAAGAAGGCGTATTCCGTTTGGTCCAGATCATTTTGAATCTGCCTTGTTTTGTTTGATAGAATTCTTGATACGACCGCACAGGATCATCTGGATACATGCATTCAGGAGTTGATTTCATTGCAAGTTTGAACTGAGTCATTGGTACATCAGGAATGTTTTCTGGCGGATCAATGAGATCCTCGAGTAACAGTTTTTCGGTATTGTGGACCTTGCCGTAACGGTAAGTATACTCGTTGCAGAGTGCCTCAAAGTGCTGATGATGCCATTCATAGTTTGCAACACTTTCCATGGTCCATACAGTACATGGATGATTCATGTGGACGGCTTTGTAGAACTTAGCATCCTTTTCAGCATTTGCAAGCCGCCACTGTTTGCCCTTGCGCCAACGAGCTGGAATAGAACCAGCAACATATTTCTTGGTTTCTTCCATGGTACCATCGAGTAGGCGATGCGCAGTCGAAAGCATCTGAGCTGATTCGACGATCATTTTAACCACGTGTTTATCGCATTGCAATTGCGCCGCGATAACGGGGTTTTTATCCAGGACAAATATGTTCATAATCTAATGGTGTATATCCTACACCAGGACTGATCAAATGTACATCACAAATTACACTGCCTGAAGCTGTGGTTCTTCGACCAAGAGTGTATCAATTACCTGTTTAAGGTATTGTTGCTTTTTTTGCATTCCATTAATGGAAGCGATATTTCCTTCTTTCTGGAGACGCTGAATGTAATAATCCAGATCCGTGTAGTCTTGTTTAAGTCTTTCCAGTTGTGAAGCAATCATGTTTAGTCAGTTGTTAACCTACCCACATGATATAGAAGGCCCGAAAGGACCTTTCAAAAAGTGTTTATTTTGCAATGAGATTCGGCCAAACTTCTTGTACCAGAGCCTTCGTAACTCCTTTGTACCGTCCAGCAAGTTTCTTATCTTTCATTGCAATAAGCAAATCAGCATCCTTTGGATGAATTCCTTCCAGTATCTGGAGGAACATACGCTCGCGTTTCACGGGCATAAGATTATCTCCCTGTCCGCCCTTACAGAAATATCCAAGGTGTTTGGTTTGGCGTTTTAGAGATGTCGGCGTCATACCTTCTTTCGAAACTCCAGATTTAAATTCAGGAGCGCCTTTAGGTAATTGCCATTCAATGGTGTCATCATATGCACCGCGGAGAATATCTCTGAGCCCGAGACAATCTTGCTCTTTAAGAAAGGCAATTTTATCAACCTTGGTTTCAGCTGCTCCAGCTTTTTCTAGGATTTCGTAGATTTCAAAGTTCATAGTGAATTAAATTCTTCAGCACATTCAATTAATTGTGTACAGCGTTTAGAGATCAGATAATTAAGGATATTTGAATTCGGTTTGGCCGAATCAAATGTATTTATAATAGAGTCCTTCTTGTCCTGGGGAACTTTGCTCAGGTCAATAAGAGCGGTATTGCGCTGGAAATTGCGGTATGTTTCTTGATTCATTGCCGTATCCAGGGAAGAACGTGAGGCATACCATGCATCAACCTTTTTAGCGGAAACTGGCTTTTGGCGAATCTTATCCACGAACGTATTGTCAGGAGAAAGGATGTTTGGAATACCGTCTCCGCTATCTCCACGAACCGTATGGTCAAACAGGTATTTGACTGGATCTTTCTCCTTGATGAAAGACTTGGTCATAGGCGAGAACTGTTTCACATTGGAATACTGTTGAAGCTGGATGAAATCTTTATCCGAAGAAATGATCATCACTGGTTCATGTTGACCAAAGTTCTGTGTCTTTTCTGTAAGAGTTCCAATGATGTCATCAGCCTCAATGTTGTTAATGTGAACAACCTTGTATGGGAAATTCTCTGCAATTTCATTACGCACCAGAGTTAGAATGCGAAAGAATTCAGTCCAATCAAGACCGCTATCGTCTCGGTTTGCCTTTCGGTGAGCCTTGTACTGAGGATAGATCTGCTTGCGCCATGAACCGCCGTCACATGCAATAACCATTTGACCGTATTCCTTACGATGCTTGAGGTTGTACATCCTCAAAGAGTTTAGAATCATGTGGCGTACCAAATGCTCTGAAACATCCATCTTCTGGGTGAAGATGTTGGAAATTGCAATACCTGAATAGTCGACTAAGATCATGTACCAATCATACTACGCTAACGTCAGATGTAAACACTAAAGTAACGTTTTGCGGTATTTTGTCAACTGGTTTCTCGTGACTCTTACCCGAATCTGGTCGTTATAATACTCATCGGAAAGAATAGCTTTTCTTTCTACCTGTTCCTTCATCTCTAGGTAAGAACATTCGCTCTTACTGGTGCATAGGTGCAGAATAACCCTACGAAAATTTATTTTGCCGATTTCATTAATATCCTTTTGAAGTGCATTGCTGGAACCATAATAGGTCTTCCAGTCCGACTCAACAAGGATGCGCTTCTTTTTCTTCTTGACCGTTTTAAAGCCCTTGAAGAAAAAGAGTTTCTTTCCGACGTACTTACGGCCATTTACTAGGTTCTCTATTAAATAGACAAACCCGTAAATTTTCTTCGGGTCTAATTCAATTGGTTCAAATGGAGAGTCATGATAAAGCCACATAATGGCTTATTTATCACTCCTCAGTATCGTCGCCTTCTTCGCTGCAATGATTGCCGCACATTGGGCAATACTCAGGATAGTTTTCTACGGAAGTATTATCCTCATTCTCATCCACATCAGGATCAACAATATCCTCTGTGAATGAAATGGTAGAGGTGCAACCGCAACAATAGCAATTAATTTGTACTTTAGGCATTAGGCTTCGCATGACGCGCAGTTAAGTAGGTTACGTCCCAGCTCTTGAGCCGGATGCGTTCCACGTTGATAATAGAGGGTTTTGATGTTATTCTCCCAGGCAAAAATCATGAGTTGATTTACTTCCTTCGGAGAGGTCTTTGGATGAACCATAAGATTCAGTGATTGACCTTGGTCAATGTACTTCTGCCGAGCAGAAGCCTGAATGATGATTTCTTTCTGAGAAATTTCTCCAAAGGTCTTAAAGACTTCTTTCTCTTCAGGAGTCATAAACTTCAGATGAAGAACGGAACCGCCATGAGTAAGAATTGACTTCCACGTATCCTCGTCGTTCTTATCATGCTTCTTAAGTACGTCTTTGAGATAGGGATTTTTATAGGCAAATGAACCCTTTGCCAGCTTCTTCATGAAGTAATTTGAATTCAACGGTTCAATCGAAGGTGATACTTGACCCAGAATAAAGCTGGACGATG